GACGTTGTTCGCTTCATAAATAATGCCTTAAAAATTAACAAAAATTTAAAAATAGACTATATAACTGAAGAATAAAATGTCAAAAGATACCTATTACTTTTCTCACGATTACCACGCAAGATCAGATAAAAAAATGATTCGCCTTTTAGCAAAAAACGGTATTGAGGCGGTCGGAATATACTGGTGTTTGGTTGAAATGTTGTATGAAGAAGGTGGTTTTTTACCACTTGAAGAATGCGAATGCATTGCGGATGAATTGCGAACGCAATGCGAACGCATAGAAGATGTAATAAAAAACTTCAAACTATTTGATAATGACGGTGTTAGGTTCTGGTCTAAAAGTGTGTTAAATCGCATAGAACTTCGCAACGAGAGGTCAAAAAAGGCACAAGAGTCAGCCAATAACCGGTGGAAGAAGAATGCGAACGCATTGCCAATGCAATCCGAATGCAATGCTATAAAGGAAAAGAAAGGAAATAAAATAAAAGGAAAGGAAAGTATATTTATACCGCCTCTTTTGATTGAGGTTAAAGAATACTTCGACGAAAAAGGATATTCCGAGAAATCTGCAATTACGGCTTTTAATTATTACGATTCAGCAAAATGGGTTGATAGTAAAGGGAACTCGGTAAAAAACTGGAAGCAGAAAATGATCAGTGTGTGGTTTAAGGATGAAAATAAAAAAGAGGCCACTATTACTAATTTAAGACAGCCAATTGATCACCGTAAAAATGCGGAGGGCTGGAAATGATTTTAGAAAATGACGTTCCGTATAAAAATGGCAGAACAAAATTAAATCCTACACCTTATGGCGGACTTGGCAAATTGCCGCCACAAGCAATTGACCTTGAAGAAGTGGTTTTAGGTGCATTAATGATTGAAAAAAACGCACTATTGTTAATTGTAGATAAATTAAAGCCGGAAGTATTTTATAAAGACGCTCATCAAAAAATATTCAATGCAATAACTATTTTGTTTACAAACAACAGCCCGGTTGATATTTTAACCGTTACTTCTCAATTAAGAAAACAAGGTGAACTCGAGATGATAGGCGGTGCTTATTATATAACTGAGCTGACAAATCGTGTCGTGTCATCGGCAAATATTGAATATCACGCATCGATAATATTTGAAAAATTTATGCAGCGAGAAACTATTCGTATCTGTACTGAAAGTATAAATTCAGCTTATGAAGACACTTCTAATGCTTTGGATATTATTGAGAAAAATCAATCTGCTATATTTTCATTGGTTAGTGATAAAAAAACAAATAATGTAGTTGATAATTCCACATTAATAGCTCAGAAACTAATAGATATAAAACAACCTGAAATAACAGGACTCGTTGGTGTTGGTAGTGGATACCCGTCATTGGATAACCTTACCAATGGATGGAGGAATTCAGAACTTATAATAGTGGCTGCAAGGCCATCTATGGGGAAAACAGCATTTGCCTTACAATTAGCCAGGAATGCAGCTATTGATTTTGATAAACCAGTATTAATATTTAGTCTTGAAATGTCCAAATTACAATTATCAGAAAGGTTGATTTCATCGGAGGCTAATATTTTTATGGACGATTTGGTTAAAAGAAAATTATCAGATTATGATATCGAACGAATAGAGACAGTTTCAAATAAGTTATTACAGGTAAATAAAATATTTATTGACGATACACCAGCATTAAATTTATTAGAGTTAAGAGCTAAAGCAAGGCGAATAAAACTTCAACACAATATCGGCTTGATAGTTATTGATTATCTTCAATTAATGCGTGGCATAAAAGAAAAAAATAGCAACCGTGAACAAGAGATATCATCTATAAGTCAAGGATTAAAAGCTATCGCAAAAGAGTTGGATATACCGGTTATTGCATTATCTCAACTTAATCGTGCAGTTGAGTCGCAGGCAGGTAATAGTAAGCGACCAAGTTTGTCACATCTCCGTGAATCTGGGGCAATTGAGCAAGATGCAGATCAAGTATTATTTTTATACCGACCCGAATACTACGGAATAAGAGAAGATGAAAGCGGCAATTCTACCGTGGGATTAACGGAAGTTATTTTTGCAAAAAATAGAAACGGAGTCTGTGACACTATAAAGCTCGAATTTAACGGGGCTTTTATGAAATTTAGGGATTGGGACGAGAGAGTATTCGATAATGCAGCCAATAGCCTAAAAACATCAAATAAAGGCAAATTAAAAGATATACCACATCCTGATATTAAATTAGAACCGAATTTAAATTTTGATAACGCGGATAACTCTTTTTAATTCACTGTTAGTATATTCACCTAAGAAGGTGATGGTTAAATATTTAAGACTTAGCTGTTACTTATCCCCTCTAAGTTGTAGGTTCGAAAGTTTAGCTTTTGAATTTCACTATGAATGAGGTATTTTTTGAGGGAATTTTAGGTGGTTAATCCCACTTTTACCCTTATAAACACACAAAAAGTATTGTTTTCGCAAGGTTTTTCCCACTTTTCACTAAAAGTAGCCAAAAACTAGTTCAGTTTTCCCACTTGGCCTAAAAAACATGGGATGGGGCTGTAAAGTTCAGGAAACGCAGCAGGTTGGTACCGCTACCAACCAGGCATAAAAAGCCCCTACCAACCTCAGTTGATAAGAGTTAATATATCGCGAGTTTCGCGTCGGCTGATACTAATTCAAATGTATGTAGAATATTTGAGACTTGAAACGCCACATCTGATACCGATACCGCGTGTTGTTTGAGTAGTGTGTGAGGGTGTACATATCTACAATGTGCTAAGTAATCCCAAAATAATCACTATGACTATAATGGTTAGAGTAGTGTGTTGGTCTTTCATAAAATACCTGCTATCTGTTTAACTCTTTTTATTTCAGCCTCCAACTCTTCAATTGCATTCGCGGCTATCTCGTGAAGATCGCCGATGTAGTCATAAACGTTACGGTGTTCGCGGTACTGACTAAATGATTTATAGCCTCTCTTTTGGGCGAAGAGCTTTTTATGCTTTTCGAGCAGTTTGTTTTTGTTGTGGTTGCGTGTTTTCATCTTACTTAGTTTTTTGGTTGAGGGCTTCAATTTCTTGGGCTATCTGTATAAAATTAGATAGCTTCTTTTTAGTTGGTAGCGGGGTTATACCCACTACTTTTATCCATGTAGGTATAATTAGTTTCATTGTATATCATCTTTGGCTAAATACTCCATTCTGTTACATATCTCATCTGATAATTTATGAAGTAATTCAGATGTTTTGGATAACTTCCTGATGTACTTACACCACGCCAATAACTCAAGCGTTGGCAGTTCCTTTATTTTTTGTTCTGATGTTTTCATCTTTGGTGGTTTAAAGGGTTAATCAAATCAAATTCGGATGATTCATAGGTTTTGTACATGCCTAACGCTGTATAATAAGCTATCCTATTTTTTGACCCATCCTGATTATAAATACATCCTCCGTAACAATATATCGGTGATACGCATTTTTCTGGCATTTGATCGGCTATAAATATGCACCCATTCAGGCATTTATATGGAGTGTTTAATTCAATTTTCATCTTTTTTTTGTTTTATAAGGTTAAAAATTTTCATCTGTTGAACAGAAATCAATAGCATCACCACGTTTTTTACATTCCCATATCACCGCAGAGTTTTCATCATCCGGGTCATATAAAATCGCTATCTGTATCGTGTTTTCATTACAATACGGGCAATATTCAAATCTTTCTTCTAGATTATTAATTTCTATTTTTCTCCTTTCAGTGTATTCTCTACCGGCATATTCCCCATCGCCTTCAACAGCCTGTTGGCTATCTTACAATACCGTATCGACTCTTTAAAGTCGCCGATATTCCAGCGAAAGTCTTGTTCCCAATTAGCGTTATCATACATACGCTTCAGGTCTGAGTAAGTGAGTTTCCGGCAACGGTGGTTACGTTCCAGAGACTTCGCCAGTGCCTGGACTCCGGCAACGGTGCCGTTCCAACCTTCGCGGACTGATTTTGTGGGGGTGATCTTCATAGTGCAACGGGTTGGTTAAAAGTGAAACGTGGTAGCATTTTAGAGCCATAGCATTCAGAAACGGCATCTTTTGCCTGTTTGATGGCATCTTCTAAATTGAGCGCCGTAACGGTTATGCTGTTTTGAAAACCCATTTTAGAGTGCTTAAAATTATAAACAACTCTGAATAGTTTAAATGCTGAGTTTGTTAAATCTGTTTTCATTTTGAGTTAAAGGTTTTAAATTATTAGAGTGCTTACTTTAAGTTAGCTATCGATAAAACAATAATGAGTGCAGGGGTCGCAATGGTGATCCATACGAGTGCCTTCTGCTGGTTTGTGCCTTCTCCCTGAGCGATAACGGCACGGAATGCGGTTTTTAAAGTGTTCATGGTCATTAATTTTAAGTGAGAAACATCTCTCACCGCCTTAAGCGCGAACCCATAAGAGTGTCGCGCCGGCAGTTGCTACCGGGGAATGACCGGTAACCCGGTAGTTAGTTCAGTATATCGAAAGTCCTTCTTTCTTGAGCAGAGCGCAAAACTCACGGAATATAAGATAATGATACAGATCAATTCCGTCTTGTTCGTCTTTATTCTTTGGCAGTGGCAAGCCCCACGATGCCATTAACTCAAGTATGGCATGGTTATAATACTCAATACTCAACCATGAAGGTAAACCATTGAGGAAGTAAATAAAGTGTTCCTGAATTGATTCATTTCTACGTAGAGGGGCTGATTCGCTCTTATAAGCCTCTAAACAATTGGCAATAGTATTTCCCTTGCCGTAATTACTAAAGTCGATACAGCTCATTATATAGGCTTGTACGGCTTGCTTAACTTCTTTACTGTTAGTTTTCATGTTTTTTGGTCATTATTAAAATAGGTAGTTAGATGGGATTAGTTAATTGTCTTCTAAATATAACCCTTGTTGGATAGCCTGTTAAACGATATTCTTTTAAGTCGGCTTTTAGCGATGAGCGATCTAATGGTGTTCCATCGCTGTGCGCTTGATATTCACTAACATCCTCCCATCCGTAAGGTCCGCAATTTTGTTGAATGACTTTTAAGTAGTCATATTTGTTTGTTGTTTTCATGTTTTGGTCATTATTAAAATAGGTGGTGAAATTGGGTTAGTTAATAGTATAAGTATAGTTACTGTCTTTTAAAGTTTCTAAAACTTCAGTAGCTTCTGCCTCTGTTTTGAACAAATATGCTTTTGAGGCTACTTTAGTCCAAGTGTAAATAATCTGGTCGTTATACCCTTTAAAAGAGGTAAGAAAGGCATCATTAAAGCCTAAAGCGTTGTGTTTTCTGAATAAAGTCTTCATAATATTTGTTTTACGTTATTGGTTACTTAATTGTTTCAGTTGTGCCGTTAAGGCTTCGCATTGTTGCCAAAGATCAAGGTAGCTGATGCCTTTTGCGCCCATGCTAACAAGCTGCCGTTCTATAAAGGTTTTTAGCGGCCTGTCATCATTAAGTGCCAGTGATACCAAAGCTTTCTTGTCGCCTGGTATTAATTCTATGCGTATGCTTTTCTTATCCATTGTGTTATTTTCTAATTGATACATCAAATGTACACAATATGTACAATACAATCCAAATTTATTTTTACATTATAACTAAATAGAATAATGTCTGTGTGTTTAGCGTTAATATATTCCAAAACGTTATACTGCAATCCATTCTCCCACACATACGCGCGCGCGTTTCCTTTTCACCCCGTTCGATTCCCGCGTTCCCACCGCAAAACCAAAACAGTTGTTCGGGTTTCAGCAGAATCATTTTAGTTTTTTGGTTAGCGCAGGGTTTCGTTTTGGAAGTTGCAAGGGTGCCCTGTCAAAGGTTTTGCGTTCTCTTTCGCGGGTGGCCGGCCGAAAATAGGGGGCGTTATCCTCATACTCCATATAGGCACATTTTTTTTCTCACACCCCACCCACAAAATTTTATTTGGAAATGTGCGTACCAATCAAAATTTTGTGGGTGGG